CTGATTGTTGCTCACCCCTGCCTTGCGTTGATGTCTTAGTAGTTAGGAACCTAGTGATCCCTCAACATTTATATAATGCCATAAAAATACCCCCTTGTATAGGGGGTATGTGACACTTTGTAATGTGACCTCAAACCTTCATCATGTAACAGAGTTCATGGTATGCAGGTTTGTTATCAAGAGTCATGAGCAATTTAGCAGACTGTTGAGTATCACCTGAACTTCCATAAGCATGGACTCCATCTGAATATAATCCAGAAGAATTTGAAGTTATGCTAACACCAGCAGTTTGAGTACCACCAGCAGAGAACTGTATTGGGTGATGGTGCTGGAATGCTCTAAAGTCACCAACTGCTCTACCCAACGTGTTACCAGCATTTTTGACCTTAGTGCTATCTGCATCAGGTCTTCTAGGATCACCTGTACCTGAATTTACAGTTGCATGAGTAGCAAAATCATGCCAACCATCGTTAGCAGATCCAGAACTGGTTACTTGCTCCTCTACCTTGATTTCATACAATCCAGTGCTATGAAGGTTCCCCATAGTATATTTCCAATTTCCACTGGTAATCGTAGCACCATTGGTATTAGTACCAACATTTATATTATTATAGTAGAAGGTATATGATCCAGCAGTTCCACCTGATAAGGTTTCTTCCTTGATCTCATAGAAAGTAGTTGTTTCACCTTGAGGATCAAAACTGTTGTTGAGACCTCCCCAAGAATAGAAATCACAAATAGTATACCTCGTATTGGCATCTTTATTATAGATATCCCATGTCATTTCCTCAGTAATAAGATTGAACTTTGGATTCTTCGCTGTCCACTCAACACTGATTATTTGATTGTTATCACTACCACTATTATCCATAAATCCAATACCAGGTTGACCATTCTGAACATTACCATGAGTCCAAGTGGAACCAGAAACAGGATTCAATAGATTGAATGTACTCTTTGCATTACCAGTGATAGTAGCACTAAAGATCATACTCTGACCAGCAGGTATATCAGGAATAGTAACAGTTACAGGAGTATTAGAACCAGTAGTTGTATTATTATATGTTAATGATAAACCCAATGATGATATTGCATATGTACCCAATGCTACACCATTTGTACCAGGATTATCTACCCAGTCATGATTAAATGTAAGTTGTAGACCTTTAGTATCAGCATGAGGATCAGATTGAATAACTAAATCTCCATTTTGATTGAATTGTACAGTAGGTCTATATCCTTCTGTTTGTGTACCTGACTTGAACCTAAATGGACCCCAATAGAACCAAGGACCAAATCCATCCCACTGATTAGTAGCAGGATCATATGGGTTCAAAGCACGTAGCATATTATTGAACACATAGTGTGATCCAGTCCTGTTAGAATTATTGATATGAGCATTAGCAGAACTATTCAAAGCATAGGTAGTTTCTACGTAGTTAGCAGCATTTTGCCCACTGAATACTTGTTGCCAACTCCCTGTAGATACCATAGCATTTGTTTGAACATGAGTTAGATATTCCACTGTTACCGCAGCACTTTGTACAGGAGAATCCCACTTATTATTAACACCAGCAGACTGAGTACATTTTATCATGCAAAGCTTCCGATTTACATTTACAGTACCTGAATCATCATGACCACAACCATATGTTACTGCCCATCCTCCACCAGTTCCACCAGTTACTTCAACTGCATTCTTAGGTGATGCACTATATCCATTAAATCGAGTCTGCCAAGAAGTTGATGATCCACCACCACCTGTAGATCCACCAGTACCAGCACCAGTTCTCATACTACCTTTACCTGCTAAGTCTACAAATGCAGTACCTTCAGCAGTAGTAGTACCAGTCTGTAACCATTGGTTAGAAGCAGGATACTTATTAGATTGACTATTCTGTCCATCATAATTTGGCCACTCACCTTGGGTTACTAATGTATGAGCAGCAGATCCCCAGTTAGTACCAAAGGCAGCATCAGGGTTATCAGTACCAGAAGCAGCACCAATCAAGTCATTCAAACCAACCTGAACTGAAATGTCATGAGTGTGTCTGAAGTAGTTGTGATTCAATCCGTGTGAGTGAGCAGGAACTTCAGGTCTTGTTAGTTCATGAGCAAAAACATTCAAGTTAGCATCAACAGTATGACTATCGTAACCACCGTTTCCACCACCTGTAGATGTTCCTGTTCCACCTCTTACAAACTTATTCTGTAAGTCAGGAGATGTTACTTGAGATCCATACCTATCAGTATAGGTAGATCCATTACATAATACATATCCATCAGGTAATGCATTACCAGCACCGTTCCACATTATTATAGAACCTACTGGTAATGCTTGGTTCCTTATATCTTTCTGGAACCACTCATCGAACATACTTGGTGCTTTCTCACTGAATCCACTACCACCAAAGTTTTTATATACATTATTATTTGCTGTAACAGCATCATGTACACTGAAGAAGCAATCATCACCTGTCTTATATGATCTACTTGAACCATGAGTAGCAGGGACACGAATACCAGAATCAGTATCTAAGAACTCTGCTTTACTAGCAATATATACACTCTTACCAATTGATACCTCATCTGCCAAACTTACTGGATGTCCAGTTGCAACTTCAAAAGAGAACTTACTACCAGAAGTACCAGACATCTGGGTTAGTATAGGTGAAGTATCATCCTTGAAGAATGTAACACCAGGATTACCACTACCTGATCCAGTACCAGTCTTCTTGATCCACATTACCGCAGTGCCAGCATCACTATCAATACCTAATACATAATCTCTTTTCTTGGTTCCAGTAATAGCAGAACCTTTCACATATAATTCAGATAGTCTTGCAGTATTTCTATACTCAGCATTGATACCCAATGTACCTGTAGTACCAGTAGATGATGTATCTTCGAAAGGATACATACCACCAGTCCTTGTCAATCCTGCATTGAACCACCATCCAACTTTAGCACCAGTAGGATCATCAAGATAGATCCATTTCTCATTATGAGGAGTGGAATCAAGAATAGTAGAAGGTTTATATGCTATATCACCAAATGTTTCACCCAGTGACCATGTTCCAGCTGCCTGTACTCCACTTTCATTTACCAAGTTTTGAATAGTATCACCTACACCAGCAGTATAACTTTCTGGTCTTGAGGTCATTGCCCATAGATACTTACTCTTCTTATATTTCGAGTCACCTAGATAATGTTCTATTTTCTTGGTTCCAAGAGTAGCAGTGTCTATATAAATTCCTCGTAAACTATAGTTGGTAGAAGAAGATAAATCATGGATACCTCTAAATGCACCATTACCATCTTCTTTCCACCCATTAGCCATACCATAGAATGTGACTCTTTGAGTAGATCTAAACTGTTCTTGTCTAGGTGTATTAAATTCTACACCACCTCTAAAGATACTTGGACTTCTAATAGATCCTTTTATTCTAGTAGATTTATCCTCAGAACCATTATCAACTGTAAGTTTACCCCAAACATCGAGATCCCAGAAGTTCATGGTTCTCTCTAATTCAGTATCATCACCAGAATCTTCTGGATCAGGTCTGTCTTGTGGAGGAATAGCAGAAATTTCTAATATAGATTCATCAATAATTTCTATCTTACCAGTAACAGCATTGATCTTCTGAGTACCAACATACAAGTCACCTTGTGAGTTTAGACCTGAGTAGAATACAACACCAGCATCTTCTTTCTTAGACTGAGATACAACAACTTCCCTATCATTTAGATCACGTTGTTGTTTAGCTGGGAATGCAGTTGAATAGTTACCTGGACCATATCCAACATATTCAAATGTATGGTTTCCAGATCTTACAAGTGATGGTCGTCTAAGTTCAACAAAAATACCATCATCTTCAGTTCTATTAGTAGAGTTACCTCTCAAATATCCTACTTGGAATAATCTCGATTGATCTTCTCTACCTCTCCTAGCAAAACCTTCTCTTGCTTCACAAATACCATTTATCTCATTTGATGCATATCTATTATCTCCTAAGAATGCTTCAGCAGTTTCTCTGGTAATACTCTTAGTCCTTGAGTCTGAATATACCCATCCATGTATTCTATGGTCTGATACAGACTTAGCTGCATCAGGATTATCTTTAGGATTATCTGCGTCTAATGAAGGATATAATTCAGCAGTATTCTGACTAAACTTATATTTCTTGAACCAGTTCTGTGAAATATTACCCTGATTTCCACGAATCATCCTATCGTGGTCAATCTGAATATCAGCAAGCAATAAAGTTAGATAGTATACACCATCTTGCACCTGTGGAATGAAATCCTGAACTTCAGTTATATCATAAATGTAATATGTTCTTGCATACTGGGTGTAATCGGAAGGATTACCTCCATCCCACTTATCCATTACATAACCATCACTATCCGTTCTTAGTTTTAATACATATCCTAAGAAAGGTGGTCGTGCAGTTCTGTTATCTTTAGGTAATACATAACGATAACGATATGTTCTATCGTAATTAGATCTTACATCTTTGATCCTTTTTATAACACCACCTGGTGTAGTTCTAGGTGCTTCATCTCCTGAATAATCAGTTGCAGTTAGAACTTTATCTATAATCTCATTATCAGTATCTTTAGTTAGTACAATCCAGTTACCATAAGCTCCAGTATCAAGATCAGCTGCTTGAAGATTTCTCCTACTAGGATCATACAATAATGGCTGTCTGGTTATACTCGTACTCCATTGACCATTATTAGCATAGACCCTGCAACTACCAGAAGAAGATACAGCACCAAGAGTAATCAAGTTGATACCAAGATCAGCATCAGCCTGAGTAGAAGCTATCTTAAATCTAGTTCTTGTTGTGGGATATGCATAGTAAAACTCTGTTCGTGATAATGATCCACCAGCAAGGTTAGGTAAAGTATCAGTAGATACTCCTTTTGAGAAGAATATTGGCTGACCTTTATCATATCCATGAGGAATTTCTGTCCAGTTTCCACCTGAAGCTGCTGCATCATTGACAGTAATAAATTCACCACTAGATGCTTGAGTTACAAACTCATGCATAATAGGAATTGGTTTTACATCTGATACTAACTGTTTGACAGTCATAACACCAACAGTTGTTATCTTACCAGTGCTGGCATTAACAGTCTTTGGTGGGTTATCAGTTCTTAGATCAAGAGCAGTACCATTTCTTGCTTCCTCAACCGTCTTTGCAATTTTGAATTGATTACTTCTATTATCAATATTACCTGATCCACTCTGAGTATCTTGCCATGTAGAAAGATCACCCCATCTACCACCATTCTCAGTAATAATATAGTAAATGGTATTTGGTTCTAATCCATCTGGTAAATAACCTGTTTCAGATTCTAATCTGACAGGAGTACCAGTTCTCCATTGATGAGAATCATTATTTGTTAGTGTACATACATCAGTATTAGGGTTGATAACAAATCCTTTAGACTGAACATTTTCATATGAACCACCAGCATCAGTATTAGTTGCAAACTTAGATGATACTGGAACTGGGAATCCACCAACATTCAACTCCATACTCACGTCTTCATTCTCTTTACCACCAAACAGATACCTATCATCAAATGTATATGTTGGTGTTAGAGTAGGAGATAATGCATTGTATAAGTATAGCTTAGTTTTAGATGCACTTGTATTTGCTTCCTGAACTTTCTTTACATCAAATGGATACCATTTGAATTCCGCTTGATTTGTAAGATCTAATTTCTGAGGTGGAATGATATGTGTAATTATACCAGTCTTATCCTGTGGGAATGCTTTCTCTCTGAAACCAACTGCTCTCAATGCAGTGTTACCAAAGTTAGAGTTAGAGTTAGTAATAGAAATATCACCACCATCTTCAATCAAATGGTGATCGCAGAATCCAACAGCGAACACAGATACCGCCTGAATCAATCCTTCATATCTAATATGAATATGGAATGTTCTCCAGTTATCCTGATAATATGCTCCTCCATCACTATGTAAAGTAGATACAGTTGTAGAACCTGCGTCAGATGGTCTATCAAATCCACTTTGACCCTCAGTCAACCATGCAGGGTCTTTCAAGTCTGTATTATCAATAGTTCTTTGCTGCTTCTGATACATATACTTGACGAATGCTCTATCATCTTTCTGTAGAGATACACCAGTATACTGTGCCACAACCATTGACTTGAATCCAGTTGCTTTGGATCCATCACAGAACATACCACATATACCAAACACTGATCTAATAGAACAGTTGAATATGTATGGTGATGCTGAGTCAACAGTATCAATATCAGCAACTAATGTAGCAGCAGCAGTGGTGTTGAATAGATAAGTCTGAGCAGTAACCGTACCACCCATATCTTTCTCACATTCAATTTCATTCTCAGCAAGTACGCTAGTTACAAATACAGTACCATTAATATCACCACCAAAACCAGTACCTTGTGCTGTTTCAGAAGGATCTAAACCTTTCAGTGAGACAATTTGGTTCTTGAAGAGACCATGAGAACCTCTTGTTTTTACATTAATTTTATATCTACCAGCAAATACTTCAGTAACAGTAATTTGTGCAATTTCATTATCTACGTTTAGAGGACCAACAATTCTATTTTCCTGTTGTCTTGCTTCTACTTCACCTTCAGCATCAACAATAGCATCTTCAATACTGGTATCAGAAAATCCTCTTGCAACCTTAGCATAATACAATCCTAAATCATTCAATTTAATTATATCAGTAAGAGCAGGATGAGTTGCAGGAGCAGTAGTTCCTAATTGACTTCTATAAACCCATATCTTACTATTACCAGTATCTACTTTCTTTACTCTAACAATTTCCTTATCAGCATTATTCGCATTATCTATCAATAGATAATCACCCATGTGGATTCTTGCTTGAGAACCACTATTGATCCTATCTAATGTTATTTCAGTAGCAGGAGCTCCATCTCCAGGATCAACAGTTGCACTAGGTATAGCTAATTCATTTTGTATATCACGAACCGACATTCCATTAGCGAATGCAAATCCAGTTAGTTTATGATGAGATCCTAAACCAGTTGTCTTATCTTGAGTTAGAGCCTGCTTCTGGTTATTCCACTCATAGTCAGTTTTATATTTTGTATACTTGATAGTATCAGCAGCATCATTAGATGCATATCTAAAGACACCACCTGTATTTGTAGGAACAGAATCAAAAATTGAGAACTGCCAGAAATAGCAACCACCAGTTACCCTAAAGAATGCTGCTCTAGGTAATGTTCTTGAAGAACCTTCTTCAACATATACTCCAGGAACTTTATAGTCAGAAGTTTCATATCCTGTATTATCAGAATCCAAGTATTCTGCATACATTGGATCAGGAACATACCTTGGTCTAACTCTAGTCTTTCTTAGATCAGAACCTACAAGAGATGTACCCCTAGGGATGATAACACCACCTTCATAAGAGTTGAATTTGAATAAGTCGTTATTATCTTCAAAGATGTTGAAATTAGATTGGTCAGTTAGTTTTGGTATTATATCTACGCCATTAATTTGTTGATCGGTATCCCAATAATTCGCTGTAGTATCCCAATCTACAAAATATCCAGGTCTATTATCAATCCAGTGATCTCCTGGACTTAGTAAGATTGTAAATTGGTCATACTTATCATTACCTCGTTCAGGTCCAGCAATGTATGAAAAACGTGCAACCTCTAATAAAGCCCTCTGAATAGTCTTGAAAGGTCTTGTAGGTGAATTACCTCTATTCGTAATTAAATCCGAAGCATTGAACTCATTAGGGTCAACATACAAGAAACGTCCTTCAGTTGAACTAATGAGATTTGATAAGCGTGTTAATGACATCTTTTATTTCCAGTGGACATACCAATCCTATAATGATATTTATACACCACTGATTCCTAGATTACGCCTTTATAGGATCAACGTATGTTATAGTATCTTCATCAAGTAGCTTTCTACAAACATCTAATACGTTCATAAATTGCTCATAATTATCACATTGAACATGCTTTTCAAAACCATTATCAGAATATAAATGAATCTCTCTTCTCAAGACATCCACAACCACCTTTGCTAGGAGTTCATCTTTTTCATTTGGCATTGTCATAGAGTCTCCGTTTTTAGCATTATACTATAAAAATATAATTTGTCAATTCAGATAGATCATCTTAGCGTCAACATCAAGAGTTTTTGCAATTTCAACCTTACAATTTTTAGCACCACTTACATTGATATTACCATCAGTAACAGTAGTATTGTAATTTTTGACCACATTCACATTCATTTCTCCTTGAGATTCAATATAGACACCACCTTTTTCATTAGTGTTCTTATATCCTAATCCAGTTTCACTGGTAGTATTCCACATTCCTTTGAAGTTCCATATACCAGCACCTTTAGCATCAACATCAAGAGCATTGGTATTGACATAATGTCTATTAGTACATTCACATGTATATGCTTCTACATTAAGAACATACTCCTTTACTGTAGTAACCTTAGAAACATCTGAGTGTCTTCTATATGCTTTAGCGATTTGAAAGTTTACTTCCTCATTGGCAACAATATTCAAATTCTTCCTAAACTCCAAATAACAATCACCACCAAACACCATATGACTTTTCTTACCATTTCCTTTTCCACCAGCAAGGAGCATTAGATCCTTTACAGCAATAATAGATATACTTCCATCAGGAAGAAATTTTATACTACTACCAGTCTTATGTTTCCAAGTAGTTGTTTCCTGACCTGGAGTATTATTGATAGTAAGTTGAGAACCATCAAAATAGGTTACGCCATATACATGGGATGACCTTGCTTTTTCATCTTGAATTGGGATACCCATAATTTACCTCTAAGGACAATCGATAACAGAAATAACTTTTTCTGCTTCGAGTTTTTTGACAAGATCTGGATCACTAGAAGACATATATCTAATAATAGGATATATTTTCGCAGATGCTCCAGAACCAAGTGTATCTGAAACAAGAATATTCATCATCTCAGTATAACCACTACCAGAATTAGTAATCTTGATATCAGTCAATCTTCCATCAATTATTACAGGTTCAGCAGATGCACCTGATCCTTTACCACCACCTGTAAAGATGATTTCTGTACCAGATGAATAATTATTTCCTACATTCTGTATACCAAATCCTTGAAGAACACCATTTATTCCTTTATTACCTGTATATACAACAAGAGTAGAATCAGTTTGATTAGTCAAAGTATTAGGATCTTTGACTGCTTCATTACTACTTGGATCTCCAACATCTCCACCACAAGGAGTTACAGAAACTATAGGGTTTTCTCTGAATACATATCCATGCTCATTATTGAATGAAACAGCAGATATAGATCCATTATCATCAACAAATGCTGTTCCTTTTAGATAGTAATCTCGAACTTCCTCATCTGTCTCTGGATTATACATTGGTGTAGATATAAAGGCATCAGGAGCACAATTATTATTAGCACCATTACCATAACCACTTCCACCATCATATACTATAGCATCTTGATTTGGATAACCATCCTTATCAATAGGTAGTTCAATCCATGCACCACTACCTTCACCACTAACTTTAGGTTTATATGTACTACTACCAGCAACTTGGAAGAAATATTGCTGAGATCCACAGGTTCTAACCCATGATCCTATAATATAAGTATTATCCAAATCTGTTACTTTATGTTTCTTATCTAATGGGAAGTATGATTTTAGTTTTCCTTGAATACCATACTCAGGACCATATCCTGTAACTTGAGTGAATTGGGAAAGAAGTCCTATATCAGATAAAGCTTGAGTTGCTTTGAATGCTGCACTAGGATCAGTTTGTGCTGCTTGTATATTTTGACCCAAATTAGTAATATAATTTTGAACTGCAATTGATTCTTCTTGTAATCCTCCAAGATCAGATGGAGGTACAACATTTGAGTTCCTTACTGCTCCTTCTAAATCTAATGTTCCATCATCAAATGCAGTAATAACTTCTACTGGAAGGAACCCACATAAAGGTTCTCCAATTTGATTCAATCCATCATCAGGATTGATTCCTATTCCAAATGCAGATGCAACAACATCCATTGTATTAGTTTTATCCGTTGTTGCTTCATCACATATTGGTGTAGGTCCACCTGCTAACTTAGCAAGTCTATTATCTAAATTAGGATTAGTCTTTATATCAGGAATCAATGCTTTAGGTCTTACGTCTCCAGACTTAGTATCATGTAATTTAGATCTAACACATTTTTCTACTCCTGGATTTACACAAGAAAGGATTCCTAATGCTTGCTTTGCAAATCCCAAAACCTTATTCATAATACCTGTAATAGCCCCTAATGCTCCTCCCAATTTTCCAAGAGCACCCTTTACAGTATTCAGTATACCATTAATCTTATCTAAAATACCACCAAATAATTTATCTGCAATAGAAGATAGAAGACAATTTGCATCATTAACAACTTTACCAAGACTTCCAAACAAATCATTCAAGATCTTCTTGAACATGTTTGCCAATCCATTTAGTAATCCAGATTGAAATGCACACTTAGCAATACCAAGAACACCATCCAACTCACCTTTCAATGCATTCAATTCAAATGGATTTGCAGTAGCAGCTGCCTTGTAAATATCAGGAAATGACTCTGCTATCTTTGACTCTGTATATTTCATGATAGCACCCATAGGAGCCTGCATCATATTACCCATTATATTTGAATAGTTCTGAATCTTATTTGTCATATTCAGAACTTGTCCTGTCTGAGCATTGATCCATCTCTCACCTACTTGTGTTGCTCCCTCCAAATCTGATACAAACTCAGACATAATAGTAAGCATATGATCCTTTGAAGCTTCAGTAGCACAAACACCATCAGCAATAGCTACTTTATATGTCTCGTCTTTCTTTTGTGCAACTTGACCCTTACTTGCTCCTGGATCATCTGCTATTATTATACCTTTAGTTTTTCCATCATCAACATTTTCAAAATCATCATCAGAATTTTCTCCATTCTCTCCACCTGCTGTATTGAGAGGAGCAACACGAACTGTATCACTATTAGGATCAACAGAATTTACACTCGCTGACTTAGCAATAGTTTCTGGTTTTACATGTAATGGTTTTCCATAAAGATTTTCTGGTTTCAGGAATGCTTTTCCTGGAACAGTTTGGAAAGAATCTGCCTTAGCAACTGCACCTAAACAACCCCAAACAATAGGTATTTGGCATTCATCACCATCCATGAAGAATCCAAGAACCCATTGACCAGGAACTAGCATTGACTTTGTACCCTGTCCACTTATTTGAGACTGAGTAGGTGGCATCAAAATCTGAGCCCAAGGTAACTCATCGGGCTTTACACTCTTTCTATCAGAGTGATGCCCGACTATTCTTACCTTCACTCTATTAGAGTTTTTAGCGGTATCTACAGATTTTTCAACCTGACCAATCCACCAGTAAAATCGTTCTTTACCAATGAAATTGGGTTGTACAAAGCTAGTTGATGCGTCCATTATTCGTCATATACTCTACATTCAAAGGCATCGGGATGATTATCACAGTAGACCTCTAAGTGTTGATCTTGATGTCTAGTATGATAATCATTGATAGCACCATCATTTCTATCAACTTCTTCATCCTTATGATATTCATCATAATAAGCATGAGAAGTTTTTAAATCTTCTTCTGTATACTCAATCATACCATGATTGATATGTTCTTTATGATCCTTTGGATCTATATAGACCTCATGGTCTAAGTCATGTTTCTTTTCAGTCATCAGTTACCTCGTTGTTTTGATCTCTTATGAGTACAAGGGAAGTGGTCATAACTGCCTGTTCACAGGAATGAAGAACTTTAGAGATTAAATAATAACCACTTTGTTGTTTATCAATCCTATCTTCCTCTTTGGATTCAGTATTACTAACTGACTTGTAGACCTGAAGAATAATCTTCTGACCTGCATGTAGTTTAGCATTGCCTGGAATATTTATCTCCAGTCTCTGATTCCCTAGTAACTCTGCTCTAACAATTTGTTGAGCCAAAGACTGTTTTATTTTATCATACTCTGACTCTTTTGCCTTTTTATCTTTATTCTCGTACATTTCATTATTGAAAATACGAGTCATAATTCTGGTTGGTTTTGATTTCCATTCATCCTCACCAACAAGTTCTTTCAAGTCTTGGTTAGAACCATCAGAATCTGCTAAGTGACCCATTGCTTTGAAGTTCTTACCAGACATATAATAAATTTCCTCAGCATATCTCAGTGAGGATATATCAAAAAATCCAACCAAATTAGATTTAGTTCCCTGATATAACTGTCTTTCAATATTATTACTATTCAAAATCTTTAGACTCTGAACTATATGTCTTTCAGTCTCTTGGCTATTATCAGAAACAGCAGCAGGAACATTGAACATATATGTATCAACATTACTCTCACCTTTTATACCAGATTTAGTAGGAGCAGTTTCCCCACCTTTACTAGGTGCTCCCATCAATTCATCCAATGATTTGAAATGATATCCTACAGATGTCTTCCAAAAAGTATATCCAGCAGTTCCAGTTTCAGCACCTTTAGGACCTTCTGCTGGAATAGATTTTCTACAAATTCTTTTAGTAATAAAATCAAATGGTCTATCCCTCATTGCAGCCATAGTCAATGGCAATGCTTCAATTCCTTTTTTGATGTCACCAATTTCTTCTTTAGTCTTCAAATGTTCCTTCAGAATATTCTCAACAATTTCTGCTGGAGGAAGTTTCTTATAAAACTTTTCAACACGAGTCATTAGATTCATCATTGAATCTACACTCATACATTGAAGAATATACGACTTAGCATCATGTTTTGCTGTACCCAAACCTTTGATATTATATACAGCAAGTTCAGTCTCCATAACTTCTTCATCTGCTGTACTAATTTTCAAAAAAACTTTCTCACCATTCCTGATAGGAAGTTTAGCTAACATATTCTCTGTAGAAGTATCTACAATAGTAATAGCAGCTTCTGGTGAAGTATTAGCAATACCTTCAACATATAATACATTTACTATTTTTGCTTTAGATACTGGCTTGTCTTTTATCTTGACTTCCATTACAAAGTCACCAGCACCAAGTGTCTTTAAAGAATCGCTCATGTTGTTCCGTATAACCCAATACTAATTTCAGCAACTTGATTGGATATGTTATTAGTGTAATTAGATGCTGATACATTTGATGTTCCACCACTCCCATCAGAACCAGCACCAGGAGTAACAGTAGATGTAACAGGTGTATTACTATCAGTACCACCAGCAATTGATGTACCCTCAATTGTTCCTGAAATCATATCAGTTAGTGCTTTAATCTTTTCCTTTTGAGTCAGACCTTTTGCACCCATAATTCCACCAAAACTATCTGATTTTCCACCACCCATAGTAATAAGATGTTTATAACCACCTGGAATTGCATTCAATGTCTTATTAGCATCTGCTTCAGAAACATTACCTGAATTTGTTTCAGCTTCAATAACTTTGAATGCATGAGCAAGGATATTTTCTTTGATTTTTGATTGAGAGAAATGACTTATTTCATCCTTTCTTGCTCCACCCCACCAATTCTTATTGAAATCAATTGTCTTAGTGGAACTATTCATTGTTCCGACTCTCTTATCAGCCATGAACTCTTCGTTCCATATTTCTATATTCTTTCCGTCCTTAGCTATTTGTAAGAAGTATGCTTCATTACCTGGTCCAGCAAATCTATACTCTTTACGATCACTTCCAATAAATCCTTTTTTAGCAGTCATTCCAACACCACCACCTTCATTGAATCTAGGTATACCAAAGTTTAGAGCATTTAGGTTTCTTGGTCCAATTGCTGATACTGCATTTCTATTGAGAACATATTCACCACGTTCCAAATATGCTGGAACACTATCACCTGTTGGTTTACCACCAAATATTTGACCACCTCTTTGCATCCCTGCTTGTGCCTCAGCCTCACCATATCCGTTACCTTCAGTAGCGAATAATGGAGCACCAGTACCAAATACATCAGCATCACGAATTTCGGGTGGTAATATATTACCAAGAGTTCTTGCTATTCCACGACCAAGTAATTCTCCACCAATACCACCTGCCATTGCACCAATAAATGATCCAGGACCAGGTAATGCTGCTGATCCAACTGTTGTACCTAAAGCAGATCCTAAAACACCACCTATTGCACCAAGAATAGCATTACCTGGAGATGCTTTGAATAAAGCAATTTCAGCAACCGCAGTCAAAGCACCTATAAGAGCATCTAATCCAGGAACTTTGAATGTCTTTCTTCCTTCTTTTATAGCACCTACTACTGGTTTTGCTTGTGCTCCTGCTTTTGTAACAAGACCTTTTATAGCCTTACCAACATCACCAGGTTTCATATTCTTCAAATTCTTTAGCTGTTTGACCATAGTATTGCTTGTCAGCATATCATCTACTTGGGTCAACGCTTTTGATTTGATGTTCTCAAATAATTGCATTGGATTTAGATGTTGTAATGCTTCACCAGTTGCAGTCCAAGCTGCTTTACCACCTTTTAGAAGATTACCTGGAGCATTCCATAAGAATTTACCTAAACCACTAATTCCTCTACCCATACCACCAAGCATATCACCAGCAGTACCTAAAAGACCTCGACCTAAATTACCACCTTTAGCAAGTAATCCTTTCAAACCTTGTGGACCACCTTCCTGAGCAATCTTTAGTGCTTGTGATTGAGTTAATTCTCCAGCAAGTACACGTGCTCTATTTACTCTGGAGACGTTATTTCCTTTCAAATTCGACATTACATCGACTGCCCTATTAGGACCAAGCATTCTAGTTGCTTGACCAGTGCTTTCATTGATAAGACTTCCCATTCTAGCGACTCTACCGCCATTAGGACCACCTGATCTGAACATCCTAGAGAAGTTTATTCCACTTCCTCTAGGAGTAGAGAATCTTGGACTAATTCCTAGTCCAGGTCCACGTCTACCACCAAGCATATCACCTAATCCACCACCACCTTGATTAGTGACATAAACGTGCATTGGGTTCTGGGCTGTTCCCAGATCCTTACCCATTCTACCACCAACAAGACCTCCCATAGACCTTCCAAGTCTACTAAGTCCCTTTATACCAAATATATTACCAATTACTCCAAGAGTATTACCAATACCAGCAATAGCAGACCTTGGATTCCTTATAAGATCTGAACCAATCTTTATTGCACCTACACCAGCAATAAGTTGAAGTACACCAGTAAGACCTTTAAGATTTGTATTTATCTTACCTTCATCATTAAATATCTTACCTAATGCACTACCAAAGAAATCAATACCCCATGATACTACAGATCCTATTGCTTGAAAAGTTTTACCAATAATATTACCCATTCCAGTTATAACTCCTGGAGGTAATTTACCTATTGCTGTTGAAATAGCAGTTATAGCAGAAAAGAATCCATCAAAAACTTTCTTTATTCCTTGTCCAGAAACTAACTTAGATATAAGAGGTTTAGCAAGAAATGCAGCAGCAAGTGTACCAAAGAAATTCAAAGCTTTGGTAATCCATCCTAATATTCCTTTAGTACCTTTACTTGTAAGAGATTTTGTAGCATCACCAACACCTTTTAGAATATTAACTTTCTTACTTTCAATCTTACTTTCTCTATCTTTTCTTAGTTGTGCCTTATGTCTCCTTTCCTCTTTCTTTATTTCCTCTTTTTGAAGTTTACCCTGTGCTCTTGCAAGAGTATTAGTCTGACCCAATGCTACCTTTATATCCTTCAATGTGCTATTGATCTCACCAATCTGAGTAACATTATTGAAGAATACCTTTTGCTCAACCTTAGAAAACCCTAACCCATTGCCATTACCATTATTAATTGAAAAATCAGCACCAATCTTCTTACTACCACCAAAACTGACGTTACCAGTTGGATTGATAGTTATATTGGCGGTAGTTAGATCAATTTGCTGTGGCATTAGCTATGTCCTGCTTTTTGTTCTGCTGCTTTTTTGTTTTCTGACTTGATGTGATCGGCTAGCATTTGCACGTACACATCCCTTTCCCACGGAATTAGGTTTTCAATTTCAGTTAGACTCCATTTATGATGTTGGATCATTGAGAAATTTGTTTCGTACCATGATTCAAGAGATATGTATCCCATAATCACCCGAAAAAATCACCTAACCCTGTAAGAGTTACATCACTAATAACATTTGTATTAGGATTTGTTATTTGAATTGTATGCTCAAGTCTTGGCATAGTTTCAAAAAACTTTTGTATTTCCTTGAACTGTTCAGATGTCATAGATTCTAAGAAATCTTTTAGTTCTTTTGGAGTACAATCCTTTGCTTCATGTACCTCATCTCCTTCAATAATTTTATCAATACATTTAGCAACTACAGAAAAAGGATCTTGTTCTGCTTGTTTGAAATTAGCTTCAATGAATGCATCCATACTAGGATACTTCATATAAAGAGTAATTCCTTTTCCTAAATCTATTTCAGGATTATGTCCTTCAGGGAAGGTTACTTGAACTTCTTCTACATTTATTGATGTAGAAACAGTTGACTTATCATCATCTGGACAAGGTATTGTAAGATCAATTACTTCTCCTACAGATTTTCCTCTAATATTGAGGAAGATATATTCTATGTCAAAAGAAGGTAAAGATTCAATCTTTATACCTCTTGTGGCAATGCAGTTTTTGATAATCGATTTAATTGCTTGTGCAATATCTTTCTCATTTTCAGACTCCGATGCTAACATAAGAACCTTTTCTTCTTTTACAAGAAATGGTCTATAACGTAATGGTTTACCAGAAGAAGGTAATGTTATCTCATATGTCGGAGCAGCAATTTTTGGTAATGGCATAATAAATTATGATATGTACTTTTATTTAGCGAGTCTATTTAGGAGTTTATCCGTGCTTTACTGGATCATATTCTTCACCAACACCATCTCCTTGACTACTGGTAACAACAATTTTATCAGATCCACCTGATCCATCACCATTACCTTCTGTTTCAGCAGCAGTGCTATTTGCTAAATCACTAGCTTTCTTAGAACCTAATCCGTCAGTCCATCCAGTTACTAAATTGGTTAGAGTTGCACCAGTTTTAAATGCACTAAATGGTTTTCTAGCTCTTCTGAGGAAATCACTATCATTAGCAGATTTACCTCCAAATAATCCACCTAGACCTGCTACTTGTTCTCCTGCCTGACCACCATAAACATTTTCAAATGTCTCATATGCAAAGTTTACAGTAAATTCTAATTGATTATTATTTGATGAAGATGTCAAAGATAAATCTGATAAATTTATAGGAAAGGCATTATATACCAAACAAGTCATGGAGGACTCACCATCCCTTTCAAACTTCTTCAAAATAATCTTTGGATCAATATAAGAATTATACCAGTTCATTCTTATATCTTTTCTATTAGTTGGACCACCACCTCTACGAACACCAGTCTTCTCATACCAATCATTGAATATATCATGAACTGCCATATCACCTGTTAGAAGAAATGTCATAGCAAATTCATTGAACATTACGCTAGTAACATATTTTCTACTCAATCCTATTCCCATTTCACCACGCATTTCTCCTGTGGTAAAACTTCTACCAGGAAATTGTATAGATTGAATTAGAAATCTTGAATGCTCATTTAGTTGTCTTAGAGTGGAATAATCACCATTAATCCATCCAGGAGATCCACCAATACCACCTCCAGTGAATATTGCTTCGTATCTATTAGAGGAAGCTGGACCTGATGCCAGCAACTTATTTACACTTTCATATATTCCCATCTAAATAATACTTAGGGTATCATTTATTATTTAGCATTGGCTTATAAAGGAAAGTATAGACCCATAAATTATAAGAAATACAAAGGTGATCCTACCAATGTAACTTATCGCTCTTTATGGGAACGGAAGTTTATGATCTGGTGTGATAAAAATCCAAGCGTGATGGAATGGGGTTCAGAGGAATTAGTAATTCCTTATATATCTCCAGTCGATCAAAGAGGACATAGATATTTCCCTGACTTCTATATGAAACTAAAAAATGTACAAGGTGTTATTGAAAGATATATAATAGAAATAAAACCAAAATATCAAGTCGTTGGTCCTAATAAAGCAAAAGCAAAAAGGACTAAAAGATATCTAAACGAAGTGAAAACATTTGCGGTGAATAGAGCAAAGTGGAAAGCTGCTCAAAACTATTGTGAACTTAGGCAAATGAAATTTAAGATTCTAACCGAAAAAGAATTAGGTATAAAATAAATGAGTAACCTTGGAGAATTAGGTCTCGACAATCTATACAAAGAAGACCAGACTGGAATAAGCTTTGCTGATGCAGTAAATGCTGATACTTCTGGTTTGGGTTTGGAGTATGATTCAAGTATATTTGATGGAAAAGATTTTTCTTCTTATTATGATTCAAATCCAGATGCATCAACTAATTACTGGGGTGTACCTAAGAAAGAAGCAACAAGAACCCAAAAAAGTAATAAAGCAAAATCTGAAGTACAGAAATTAGCAGGAAGTGGTCTGAGATATCCTAACGACTTATTTACTAATACTTCTGATTGGTTATCTATAGACATAAAAGAATTTGGACCATCAACTGAAGTAGGAAGCACTGGTACTAAAGGACCAGTTCTAGGTAATATAGCAACTTATATGCCAGCAAACCTTGGTGCTTCTTATGCTCAAAGTTGGAATACAGCAAACTTATCTCCAAGTGGAAGAATGGCTATGAGTGCTATAAATGCAGGAATAGCACAAAGAGATAGTGGTGGAGATGTAAGAAAAGGTGTTGGTGATATTATTCAAAAATCTTTAGGTGGGCTTGGAACAACAGTTGAAGCAAACCTTATGGCACAACTTGTTAGTCAGTTTGGTGATTCTAATATGAATGCTCAAGCATTCACAGGATTGACTCAAGGTATGGGTATCAATAATACTATGGAATTATATTGGGATGGTCCTGCTGGTCAAAGAACAGCAGGGTTTTCAATAGCAATGTCTCCAAGAAATAGCTCAGAAGCAAGAACTGTAAGAGACATTGTAAGAACTTTCAAGATAGCAATGCATCCATCAAAATCACCCGACATGGGTGGTGGTAATGTTGGAGGAAGATTTGTACAATATCCATTCACCTTTATAGTAAAGTATATGACTGGATCACAAGAGAACCACTATCTCAACAAATGGAAACCAATGGTTATGACTGGTTTTCAGACTAACTATACACCAGATGGTGTATATGCTACTAATCCTGATGGTTCACCTGTATCCACCTTGATTTCATTACAATTGAAAGAACTAAAACTTGTATACGCAGACGATATTATAGATTCACCTGGAGTAGGCTACTAATGGCATTTTTCAAAAAATTACCAGACTTATTATACGCTTCCAAGATTACAAAATCTGGTTTCGGTGATTATACTCGGATCAAGAACATGTTCCGAGTTTATAAACTTAGTGATAATGCTAAACGTCACGCATTACAATTCTATAAGTATACTGTTTCTGAAGGTATGAGACCTGAAGATGTGGCTCTGGAAGTTTATGATCGTACTGATTTTCATTGGATCGTACTAATGGTCAATGAAATTGTAGATGTTTATGAACAATGGCCAAAAGATAGACAAACATTAGAAAAACTTGTTGATGATAAATTAACAGCTGGTGAATATCCACCACCTACATTTGAAGGTGATCCAATAGGACCTGCTACCATAGATTCAATTCATCACTTAGAAACATTAGAAAGAAAGGATGCTGATGGTAATGTTGTTATACCAGCAGGATTGACTGTTTCTGATGATTGGTCATATACATATAGACATTCTACATCACCATCAATAGAAAAAACTCTATTAGCATCAACTGATGCAGTAGCAATCAGTAATTTTGATTATGAAGATTCATTGAACGAAAAGAAACGTACTATTGAATTATTGAAACCTGAATATGTACAGACATTTATTCAAGACTTTGAATCTATTACTTCTTACGAACAGAACTCTGATCTTGAAGATAAGAGAACTAAGAAAACTGCTATCGATCTTGTACGCAAGTATTACTAATGCCAAAACCACCTAAACAAGCAAAACCTGTAAAATGGATTCATAAACCTGGAAAAGCATCCAGACCTGATATGAGGACAATAAAAAAGGGGTCGTAAGACCCCTTTTCTTTATGCTTCTGCTAGTCGTTGAAAGTACGATAATGATTCGTCTTCATCAGCGTCTGCTGTGACTGCTGCTGCTCTCACCTTCTGTTGTAGAGGTGACGGTGTTGAAGGAATTACTTCCTCTGCATCACCTGGACCATCTATTCCTGTATCTTCATCTGAAATTACTACTTGAGTCTTCCGTCCACCTAGAACTAATGCTAGACGACTTTGAAGTGCCTCATAAGTCTTGAACTTATCTGCTGCTGTAATTTCAGCAAGTGGATACTCAGTCTTCCAAAGTGCTTCAAGTTTTTCATCATCTCCACCTAGAGTAGGTGTTGGTGTAGCAAATTCAGACTTATCATAATTCCAATAACCATCGACCTTACGGATCTTTAGTTTGAAATCTGCACCATCCCAGAAATCAAATGGATTTACTGGTGTTTCATCTTGGAATGCAGGTTGCATTGCTTCTTGAATCTTATCAAATATCTTCTTACCATATTTGAATAAAAATACTTTACCTTCGTTATCAGGGTTCTTAGGATCCTGAATAACAAGAACATTACTGTAGTAAGAAAGTTTACGCTTCTGCTTACGAACAGTTTCTTTATCCTTCTCTGATCCACTATTCCATAATTCTCTATTATGGTCAGATACTGGATCTTTTTGGTTTAGAGTAGTTAGACTATTCTCTATATACCAACCACCTGGTCCTTGAAATGCATGAGACCATATCTTTGCCCAAGGAAGGTCTTCACCTTCTGGTGCTGGTAGGAATCGTAATATAGCATATCCATTACCAGAGGGATCTAATTCTGGTTTCCAGAGTCGCTCATCCTTTCCATTGGACTGACCAACCTGTTTAGACTTTTCTAATTCATCAGATAATTTTGCAAAAACAGATTTGTTACTGCGTTTTAGATCTGAAAATGACATCTTTGTATTCTCCGTATTAGTAGATTTGGCTTGTTTGCTACTGTGTAATCGTAGCACTTACTATTTATATTGTCAAGATGGTGTCTCAATACTCAGACGCATTCCTTTTAGGATTTCATCCATTTGTTTGAACAGTTCATTGAATGATATTCCATCAGGTATACCTAATGAAGTAGCAGTCATTTTCATCTTATTCAACATCTCTTTTGCTTTTGGATCTGGATCTAATTCCATCCTAGTATGCAAAATTCTTTGCTTCTCAAGCAAAACTTCCATCTTACTAATATGCTCAAGACGTTGATTTGAAGTCATTGCAATATATCCAATAGAATCTTTATATATTGTTTGTTGCATATCTTGTATTTCTTTTATTTCATTCTGTACAAGTTCAGAATCGAAAAAACTCATTCTACTTTTCCTTTTACTATTTGAATAAATTTGTCTGTTTCTACTTTTACAAATGGAGAGTATTTGTGCATTTTAGAAGAAACTGATTCCCATATGGGATCTTTTAGTATATTATCATAATCCTTTTTGAATTTTAGAATCCTATCAAGAATAACCATTGTCTCAATACATATCTTTCCAGAAAGATACCTTTTCAAGATAATAGGATGACTACCCTCTTTACAACTCAATACAGAATCTAAATCACTTTCTAATATTTCATCAATATCACTAGAAAAACGATACGTCAAATTTGTCTGTATCTTTTTCCAAGAAATATAATTTCCTTCACCTTCTCTTATTATAGATCTGATCCAAAGTTTTGAAGGATCGTCAGATGCAACAAAATTGGATAGAAAAAATTCTACTATCTCTTTATCAGATCTCTTACGAGCCATAGCTTCGAAGAAATACCTATCCTTTCTCATTTTGAAGGTTTGTTCCTTTACACTGGTTTTACCACCATAAAGAAAATAATCGTAATTGCCAGTTCCAAAATGGTTCTTTAGTGCAAGATAGGTTCTATAACACTCAAAACCAGAGATTCTCATACTGGCAATTTAGCACGAGTAGTTTTCTTCAAGTAATTCAAAGTAAGTGCTTCACACTTCAATTTTTCCTTCAAAGGTTTGGATATAAGTTTGTTGACCTTCTCAATTTCAATATCATTTTCATCACAGTAATGACATACTGCTTCAATGTAATTGAAAGCATCGGTCTTATTCTGCACAAGTTGTTCAATATCTTTACTAAACTTTTCTTGTGTCATGAATTTCTCTTCAATTAGTTTTTCAACTTTTTTATCATCTGCCATGAGTATAGTTAACATAATCTTCTACATAATTTTTCAAGAGTTTCATATAAGTAAGTTTATCACGTTGTTCATAAACTTTCACATCTCCATCTTCACATGTCATAATTATGACTAATTTTTTGATGGTTTCTTGTGTCCGTTCAAAGTACATCATACCATATGCCATGCATTGAACATAGTAGTGTTCAATCCATTTCTCTGGTTTGACTTTCTCTGATGTTTTGAAATCTATTACGGCTAATTCGCCTTCATATTCAGCAATGCAATCTACTTGCCCTGCTAGATGTAATTGGTCACTGTATAGTGTTCCTTCTAAACAGTGTATATTGTTTATTTTATCTAATGTTGGTTTTGCTTGCTTAAACAAATAAGATGGTAATGGATCTGATTTAGGAACTTCTTCGTTTTTTAGGTAATGCTCAATCAACGTATGAGTTGCAGTTCCCCTATTTGTTGCTCTTTTGGTCTTGGCATTTGCTGCTTCAAGACCAACCTTTTTTCTCCATTTTGCAAATATCTCACGATTTCTATGACTGGTAATCGTAGTTATGGATGGATACTTGTTATCTTCTGGAGTAACATAATAACGTGTCTGTCCTTCATGTAGCCTATTTAGCTTGAATGTAGGAGTCTCAATGTGGGTAAAAGTCATAAACCAAGATTCATTTTACTAATAATATAGTTACGAACTAAACCAGATCGTACAATATCGCCTATTTCAAATCCAATCATAGAAAAATCATCAGGCATGACTTCAATAATCTTCATGAAATCTATTATACCATTCTTTTCATGAACTTTGGTCAAATCTGTCTGAACATGATCACCTGAGAACATAATCTTAGTATTATCACCAACACGAGTGACAATAGAATCTAGTTCGTGGAAATTTAGGTTCTGACATTCATCAACTAAGAGAATGGCATTATCAAAGGTTGTACCTCTAATAAAAGATGTACTCAAGAAATCAAGAGTACCTTGTCCTTTTAGGTTCCCATACAGCATATCAAATTGCTCATTAGTTGGCAACTTGAACATGTACTTCACCATATTTTGATAAGGGATTTGATAAAGGTAGGATTTGTCTTCATGATCACCAGGAAGAAACCCAATTTCACGAGTAGCAACAAGACTCCTAACAATATATACTTTTTCGTGAGGCGTGGTCGGATCCAAGACATCTTTGAGTGCGTTATAGAGTGTTATAAACGTCTTACCTGTTCCTGCACATCCATAAGCAAAGATATTTTTGCCAGCCTTGTACGCATCAAATAATCTTTGCTGATTATCTGTCAATGGTTGAATATCAACCATCATTTCTGTATTGATAGGCTTTTTACGTTTCATTACTCTTGAAGAGGTAGATCCGTTTCCGTTTCCGTTTTTCTTTTTACGTGTGGTTGGCATGTTATAAAGTTAGTTTGGGTGCTCCTGGTGCCTGTGATGCTTTATGAAGTACGTCATTCCATCCAGGTTTAGTTCTTCTAAGTTTATCTTTCCAATCTCCGACATCTGTTGCCATAGGAGCTGTAGATGGATCACTCCAATCTCTAGTCCAATCGGGATTTTCATTACACCATTCGTTCCACTTATGAACACTAAGAACCACTTCTTTTTGTTCACCAGTCTCTTTGTTTATAACAGGATAAGTTGCCATAATAAATTAGTTTACACAAGTATTTATTTCCATTCTAATGCTTCAGACACTAGAGGAAACTGTTCGGTGAATACACTACGGCATTCTTCTGCAATATCCATATGTTCCTTTTGAGTACCATGTGCAGATCTTAGATTGATATAATGAATCCAAGAACGGCATGATCCAGTCATATAAAGTCTTGTGGGTGTAGCAAGCGGTAAGACGAATCTGGCACATTCTTTGGCAATACCTGAATCAAGCATTTGCTTGTACAGTGCCATAGATTTATCAAAAATCTTTCGAATTTCAATTTCATAATGTTGTTTATCTAAGGGATCAATATCATCAATTGAATTTTGACGATTTTTAGTATCTTGCCTACGAAGATCAAACATAGGAATAGTTTCATCAAGAAGACTACTATCAGCATATCTTTGAGAAAACTCTTGATATGTAAAAGACCTGTGCCTCAAGATTTGGGCAGCAAGTCCTCTAGTTGTGTTTATTTCAACAGTCATATGAGCCTGTTCAAAAACAGACCAATGACCATGATCACAACAATACTTTAGGAGTTTCGCTACTTTCGGATTCTCCTGATTCTTCGGGTTCGACACTCTCGCCACGTACCCCATCATCTCCTCCGCTTTCGGAGTCACTGATATTAACTTCACTTTCTGGGTCATAATATTCGACATTTCCATCAACGTTTTGTATAGGGTGATCATGTAAAGGATCTGGTTCAGTCTGATATTGACCAAAACCATTTTTTTCGAATAATCGCTCATTTGCGATTCTAGCATTCACATTACGAAGTTCTCTTTTCAAACGAATGATTTCATCATCCTTATAATTGAATGGATTCTTTTCAGTGTCCTTTACAGCATTTTTGAGATACTTTCTAGCAACTCCTAAACTGTATGCGACATTAGACTGTGGGACTTTCATAATTTGATCTAATTGAATATATTATAGCACAAAAAAGGGGGTTGCGTAAACCCCCTTTGAATGCAAGTTTTTTGAACTTAGGCAGTAACGAGTTTCTTAGAAACTTTAAGACCACGATACATCAGATCGTGACGTTGACGTTTTGCTG